CTTATATACAAAATGCAACTCTTTGATCTCAAATATCTCGAACACGTTAGAATGTCACAAGATGACGTCGTCCGACACCCAGCCGTAAAAGAAGTGCTTAAAGTCTTGAATAATTAAAATATAAATGACGAAGGTTATTATCGCTCTCCCGGGTAGAACCTTCTCGGGTTCATTTCTCATGAACTGGACACAAACAATAATGACCCTCTCGAAAAAGGGGTATCATGTTACGGTCTCAAATGAATTTTCGAGTTTCGTCGCCTTTTCTCGAATGAAGACTCTCGGGTTAGATGTTCTCCGGGGGTCGGAACAAAAACCATTTGGGGGTACATTGGAGTATGACGTTTGGCTCACGATCGATTCTGATATTGTCTTTACTCCCGAACAAGTCATAGAACTCATCGAAGATACAAAGAAGTATCCCGTCGTCTCCGGTCTCTATCGGATGCAAGATATGCAACACTTCGCATGTGTGAAAGAGTGGGATACCGACTACTTTAAAAAGACTGGAACCTTTCAATTTATGAGGGTTGAGGAGATCGATAACGAAGAAAAATATATCCCCGTGTCCTACAACGGTATGGGATTCTTTGCGTGTCGGAAGGGGGTCATCGAAAAGATGCAGTATCCATACTTTAGCTACCCTCTCATAGAGATTGAAGCTGAAGATGGGAAGGTACTACGAGACATGTGCTCTGAGGATGTCGCCTTTTGTAAAAATCTCTCAGATGCTGGTTTCGATATCATGGTAAATACGGGTCTCCGGGTGGGGCATGAGAAGATTCTCGTTCTTTGATGTCCTCAATAGTAGCCTCTATGATCTTTAATCCAAACCACGCGGACAACATTCTTTCTTCCAATTGATTTATTTTTAATTTTAAAATCGCGTATTCCTCTGAAATATCATGCACTTCTTGATCGATATGTCCATATTCTTCAATAAGTTTATAGTTTTGGGGAATCTTACGAAATTCTGTAGCAATTTTGTCACTGTACTTCTGTAACGCTTCCATCGTTACTTTATAACTTTAGGAAACATTTCTTTAGCTGCTCTAATTCTAAATTCAAGTTCCGTTGATGGCCACTGAATGAGAAAATCACCTTCCTGCCATTGCCCATCCGTACCGAGGATATCGTTGTAATTTTTACGATCCTTGAGGCGGGGAAGCTTAGTATAATCATACGAATTGAAAACTCTCTGAGGAACAACTTTACCAACTCTCGCCCAGAAGGTACCACCGGGTACAACCCCAGTCTCTTCGAGGTGCGTCCCAACAAATAGATCTTGAATCAATTGATTTTCATACATGTACCAATGTCTGTACAACGGCATACCAGCGATGATCGTATCGAGGAATGCTTTACCAATCGGGGAGTTCCGGATGATCATGTTACCACAATTGATACCGTTACAGTCAGCTGGAATAAGAATTTGGGTATCCCCTGTCGCATATTCTTTCACGATATCTTCAATTTTCGTGTTCATATTGGTTATCATGACATCACAATCTGAATTAAAAATCCACTCAGCATCCGGGTATTTCTCCATCGCCTCCTTCATAACGAATACTTTACCCCATCCGGATGGGTGGTGTGTTTCGGGGATAGGGGGTAGTTTAGCCATGATGGGCTTACCCCCTGCTTTTGCACCACAATCTGTAGAATAATGAAGTTTATATCCATGTTTCAGACAGTATTGTAATTTATTTTTATAGAGTGTCCATTCAGCGAGTGGTTCAAACTTCTCATCGTGCGCAGAGACAAGGACGATCATTATACTTTTAAACACCATTTCTTTTAATTACATTAACAAATCATACAGGTTTGTATCAGTTGGTGAAGAAATGGTATAGTTATTCGTTTCATCCAACTTCCAACGACTCTTCTGTTTTTCCATAGATTTTATATGCCACAAAGCACACGAGGGGCTTGGTTTCAAACCTACAGCATTATCGGTTCCGGTTAGTTTCGTATGAAGTTCATCTGTCCAATAAATGTGGTCACATTTTTTGTAAATGCGCATTTGATAATCGGGCCAATTAATAAATCCAACTTCATTGATATTAAAACCAAAATCTTTCACTTCCTGTTCAGTAATACCCGGGTGAATGTTAATTCGAGGTATTGCAATTACCTCTGCACCCGTGTCCTCTATGATTTTTTTTACAGATTTTATGAGAGTTTCTTGTGGCATTTCATCTGCATCTAATCCAAAAATGTATTCACCAGTAGCAATTTCTTTATGAAAATTATCATTTTTACCGAAACCATCAAAAGGACGTCTGAATGTATTGATACGATCACCGAAATGTTTGAGAACTTGTTCAACTTTATCTGTGATATTATTTGTATCCGCGACAACATTTATCTCATCCTCGTCGTCTATAGTTCGTGTCAGTAAATTCAAAAGTGAAAAAAGCTCCCTCGATTCGTTACAAACCTGAACTGTATAAGTGATCTTCATTATAATTAATTAAAGATGGTAGTCTTTAATTTAAAAAATGAGGGTGTCGGACTACATTACACAGTTTCTTGTTGAAAAGAATGTTACAAAATGTTTTTGTGTCACAGGTGGTTTCGCGATGCACCTCAATGATTCTTTTGGACAAAAATTGAAGGTGATATATACACACGGTGAACAACCTGCGGGATATGCAGCTCTCGGTTGGTCAGCTTATGAACATAATCCAAGTGTATGTTGTGTAACTTCTGGATGTGGTACTACGAATGCAATAACCCCGTGTCTTATTGCGTACCAAGATAGTGTTCCAGTATTTTTCATTAGTGGACAGGTGCAACATAGGGATAATATACGCACACATGAAGGGAGAATTAGGGGCTACTTTGGTTCAGATTGTGATATAGTTGAGTCTGTAAAAACTATCACGAAGTGTGCGATCGAACTCACAGATCCTCAACAGCTTCTAAAGGCACTGCAAGAGTGTTATCACAATCTGACCACAGGTAGATTGGGTCCAGTGTGGCTTTCTGTACCAGTCGATATTCAATCGATGGAAGTTCCTGAAACACTCGAGGAATGGGTACCACCACCCGGACGTTCAGCACCCGTGTCACCCCTCCCACAGGAATTCCTGGATGTTTGGTCAAAGTCTAAAAGACCCATTGTTATGGCTGGTAATGGCATTCACCTCTCAAAAACAAAAGAAGTTTTTAGACAATTTTTGAAGTATCACAACCTTCCATATGTCGTGAGTTTCTTTGGAAGTGATCTTGGTGATGACTATACAGGTAAAACAGGAATAGTGGGTGATCGTCCCGGGAACTTTGCGATTCAAAATGCAGATCTTGTGTTATGTCTCGGGTGTAGGCTGTCCAAAGGTATCACCGGGTATAATCGCGATCTATTTGCACGTGAAGCGACGATAGTGTATCTCGATATCGATGAATCAGAGTTTTTAGAACAAAAGAGGTTGGATATCAAAATTCATATGGATCTCAAGAGGTTTTTTGAATTAGAGTTACCAAAAATGCATCCAGATGAGAAATGGATCATGAAAAATAAAGAATGGAAAATGTTATGGTCCAACGAATTACCCGAGAAAAATGGAGATCTCATATGTCCGTACCGCCATCTCAATACATTTTTCAATGTAAAAGGTGATAACTCAATCGTGACCGCATCTTCTGGTTCTATTTACAATGTCATCTGGCACATGCATAAATACAAAAATGGTGATCGATTCATTACAAGTAGTCACGGGGATATGGGGTACGAGTTTCCAGTTGCAATCGGTGCATCCACCCATGGGAAGCGTTCATATGCAATTTTAGGAGATGGTTCTTTCCAATTTAATATTCAAGAGTTACAGACGATCAAACATCACAATTTACCTGTAACACTGATCGTATTTAATAATGATGGATATGGGGCTATCAAAATTACACAGAATATGGTATTTAAACGAGAATTTGGTACGAGTTCTAAGAGTGATATAACATTTTGTAACGTTGAAAAAATCGCTCGCGCCTATGAATTACCATATTATAGAGTTAAGTGTGACGATGATGTTGAATATCTTAAGCACCCCGAAGGACCCATAATCGTCGAAATTATGTGTAACGTCCAGGGTAGATATCCAAGGGTTGCAAATAAACCCCTACCTGATGGAACATTTAAGAATATGCCACATGAAGAAATGACACCGTTGTTGGATGATGCCACGTTGGAGGAACACATGTTTGTAAAAAGAGTTTAAAGCTGTAATACCCAATATTAGAAATGAGAATTCTCGACTGCACTCTTCGTGATGGTGGATACACCAATAACTGGAACTTTTCCAAGGAACAGGTAGTAGATAGTTACACCGCTTGTAAAAATGCGGGTGTAGAATATACTGAACTTGGGTTTAGACGCTCGGGTCCTGAGGAGGGTTTCGGTGTTTGGTATCACACACCAGAGTCTCTCATCAATGAGACTCTCGGTGATATCGTGTGTGAGAAAACCAAAATTGCCATCATGGCACAGATGGGTACATTCACAATCGACGACTTCGTACCCAAGAAGGATTCGTTGATTTCTATGGTTCGAGTACTTATCGCATATCACTGTATCGATAAGGATGATTCCAAACTGAATGTTGACCTGATTAACGAGACGTGTGACATGATTTTAAAACTCAAGGAACTTGGATACGAAGTTACTGTCAATATTGGTCGCATCGATAAAATGACAGATGCTCAAATCGAAGAGACGTGCAAACTCATTTCTAGAGCATCCCCAGACTACTTTTACATTGCCGATACCTACGGTCATCTTGGTATCATGAATATGAAGGAGATTCTTGATGTAATTAAGAGAGTATATAGTGGTAAGATTGGATTCCACGCACACGACAACCTTTTAAATGCAACGGTCAAGTCTATTGACTCATACTACAATGGTGTGTCAATCGTCGATGGAACTATGGGTGGAATTGGTAGAGGTTCCGGTAATGCCAAGACGGAGCTTCTCATCGCTCATACCATACTGAAAAACAAAGACGAATATGATCTACTCCCAGTGCTTGAGTACTGTGAAAAGTGGATCGGTAGTTATAAGAATAACCACGTTTTGTATTTCATCACGGGGATGTATTCAATGCATGTAAATTATGCCATCACTCTCATCGAAAAGTATGATTTTACATTTTCAAAGTGTTTCAAAATTCTCATGCACGTGCTCAAAGAAAATAAACACCACTTTTTTGATGGTAAATACCTCCAATCAGTATGTGATCTTTACTGAAATGCCATTATCTACACTAATTGACTGACCGGTGATACTCATGTTATTGAAACAGAGTAGGTGACATATATTAAATACGTCCTCGAGTCGTACAAAAAACCTTTTCAGTGAATCGTACTCTTCCATCGATAATGTTCTCCTCGTCATTTCATTATCAATGGGACCAGGTAATACAGCATTTATGAGGATGTCCCTCTCTTTGAGAGTGATTGACGCGGCGCGGACTAATCCACCTATGGCGCTCTTTGAAACGCAGTACGAAAGCTTCCCTACCCGCCCACTCTCTTGTAAAATAGAACTTACTATACACACCCTAGCACCACGTGAAAGTTTGCCGGTCTTTTCAAAATAGTCGAGAGATTTGACAATACTATTCACATTCACGTTCATCATATCATCGTACGTCTGTACCTCTATGGTACCTATTGTATCATTTGTGTTCATACCAGAACACCAAATGATACACATTATATTGTCGAATGTTTCCAAACCCGAGAAATCATCTGGTTTGGAAAGATCGTAGTGATCACGTGTTAGTGGGACAGCCTCGGGTAGGTGGGAGCAAATGTATTGACCCACGCTACCTGTTGAACCAAAAACAAGTGTCGTCATACTTACTATATTTATACAGACCTTTAAGTGTATCGTTATCTTCTACAGTGACAGTCTCACCTAGATAATGTTCAAACAATGTTTTAATGATTGGGATATTTTTTGCTACACCACCAGTCAAAAATATTCTGGACCTCTTATTGAACGTCTCATTGAGAATCTTAACGTATTGTTGCACATAGCATCGAATGAAACTACACGCAATCGTATATTTCGTGGTGTGTTCATGAATATTTGTTAAAGCTCCGTGACCATCGAAACCGTATGCACTTTTGAAAAATCCAAGATTGAAGTTTTCTTTTGATCCAATCACATCTTCTAAATTTACGTCAGAATAGTCTGGTAAATTGAATAGGTCTTTGAAAAACTTCATACTTCTCCCAGATGGAATGTGTGTCACGCAGTTCAAAATGTAACCAAAAAGTGGTCGATTCTCAGTGTCTTCTCTATATGCGCGCCCAATTTGAATCACCTGAGACCCCGTACCCATGTTTATGATGACGTCACCAATTTCCAAATCTTGATCAATCCCCATCACAGCACTCTGTAGGTCACCGAGGGGCGCATAAACTTCAGACCCACCAACTTTACCACACACAACTGGACCATCCCTAACAGTCAATGGAAGTTTGAAACGTGTATCTTTTTGACATCTACGCTTCATATCATAAAACCCAGTTCCACATTCAAGCGTTTCGTGTGACACGTGATACACTTCATCGAGTATAGTATCGACAAGAGTACATAGACGACCACCCTCATATACTTTTGAATTGAAATATGGAAGACCGTGGTACGCAAACAAACCCGTATCAGTTAAGTCATCAGACGACTGTGGTTCGACATCTTCACACATCCATGAAATATAGTATGGAGTTCCTTCGATATGAAATCCGTGCATCTGTGAGCACACGTAGAGTTTTGAAAATGTATAAGAGCTCAAAATATTCTTGACAAAGTTGGAAAAATCTTTAACATTCACTTTCTCCTTTGTCAAGTATTCGAAAACTTGAACAGTATCTTTGTAGAGTACCTTGATATGCGACGCCCCAAGATCAAGATATAAGCTCATTACTGACAATTGAAACTACATCTTTAACCAAAATGTCATTTAAATCAACTTTTACAAATTCTCTACAGTTGATGAGAGTGATTTGATCAGACATAACCTTCTTATCTGCCTTGAGATGCTTTAAAATGAGTTCGTGATCGAGAATAATGTGCTGACTGTACCTCTTAATTATATCCATGTAGGGTCCGTACCTAATGACATCTTTTTGAAAATACCTGTCGATGACGTACATACCAATCATGACCGCAACACCGTGGGGAATCTTGAAGTTTGACATACTCTCAAACACGTGCCCAAATGTATGTCCATAATTGAGACATGGTCGAATTGTTTTTTCAAGTTCATCTTCTTCGATGACCTTCTTCTTGATTTCTAGACACTTCTTGAGAGCCTCTTCGAGGTTGTCGATATTCCAAGGAAGATCATCGAGTGCGTAGAGCTTCAGAATTTCACCTGTACCGGAATGAATATCGTCTTCACCCAACGTTTCAAGAAAGGTGACATCTATGAGAACCCGCTTTGGTGGGTAAAATGTCCCAAGTTGATTTTTACTGTTGTTATGATTGATACCCATTTTTGAACCAATACAACTGTCACACATAGATAGGAGGGTGGTTGGAGTAAAGTTCCAATCAATACCTCTCTTGAATAAGGCTGCACACATTGAAGAGATATCTTGTGTGATACCACCGCCCACAACATGAAGTGTATCCTTCTTCGTAAAACCAATATCCACAAGATAATCAACCAACTTTAAAACTGTAGTAATATTCTTGACATCTTCTCGAGCTTCGATTTCGAAAACATACTTGTACCCACTGTAGCGATCTTTGTAAAGACTGAGAACATTTTTGTCAATAGCAAGAACATCTTTACTACCTATAGTGGGTAGCTCCTTTGTAAAATCGACAGTGTATGTGTGAAAAATTGACTTGATTTCCATATGTATTAAAACCTATCTACCCTTTATATAACTCTCACCTAGTTCAGATATGTCCTTAATTTCCCATGATGCCCCAAACACCTCCGCCCATTGAGAAAGTAATTTCTTTTCTGGATACACGAGGTCACAGCATTTTGGCATCATTCGTTTAGAGAAAACATATTGTCTAACAATGTCCTTAACATCTTCTATGTCTATGAAGTCGAAGTACCTATCTCGTTCGATGACGACGTGACCCTCCCTCTTACACACCGCACTAAACCTCGTTGGGAGTTCTCCGGGACCGTAACACCCCCAAATTCTGAGTGAATATGCATTTGGTATTGCATCTATGCGTCTATCTATCAACCATTTTGACAATCCATATGGATCTGTGGGTGGATCACCACGCAGCGCCGCACCACTTGAAAAGTATATCAATTTACCATTAAATACCCGTGCAACATTTTCAAACATGAGAAGGTTTTTGTATAGGACTTCGCCGTCATCGGGTTTCAATCGACTCCCACCCACGACTGCACAATGAATAACTGCGTCATATTCATGGGTCTTAAAGTACTCCTCAACCTCTAATTGATTCGTGAGATCAAGATCTTGTCGCGTAACACCAACCCAATCTGTATCACGGATAAGATTTTTACCAACAAAACCACCAGCACCTAATACACACACACGCATTTTATTTAAAGGTAGTGGAATACTTTAAATAAGATGATTTTTCTCATTGACTTGGATGGAACCCTGCTAGATAGTGATCATTTACACTATCAAGCATGGGCTCGGGTGCTCGGTGTCACCCCAGAATATGTTGAAAAAGTGGTTACCACCTACGGAATTCAGTACCTCTTAGATGATTTTCCAGACCCATCGAACATGAGAAGAAAAAAAATTAAAGAAATGTTGAAATTCGATGAAATTAAACTCATGAAAAATGCGGACAAATTTATAGACTTCATCGTGGATAACAATATCGATCATGTAGTCGTAACAAACACAGATCGAGAAGTTGTTGAACATTTTAAAAAGAAAGTTCCAATTCTCAACAAATTGAAGAAGTGGATTGTCCGCGAAGACTATGAAAATCCTAAACCGCACCCAGAATGTTACCAAATGGCACTAGGCTGTAAAACAGGATGTGTAATTGGATTTGAAAATTCAAAAGAAGGACTAAAAGCCCTTTCACATGTTACTCATAATATTTTCCACATTAATCCCGAAACTGACTACTTAAAAGTATTAGAATATATTAAATCACAATGCCCAAAAAGGTTTGGTACGCACCCAATAAATTTGAATCCTACGGGGAAGAGGAAATCAAAGCCGTAGAGGCTTGCCTCCGTGATGGCTGGCTCGCTGGATTTGGTGACCGCACGGTTGAATTTGAGAGGAGGGTGGCAGACCTCTTCGGGAAG